AGCTATGTTTTGCTATAAACAAGTAGCAACATATAATAAACACCCAGCACCAGATGTATCATTTAAAAGGTTAAAAGATAAGATGGCTATGTCAACACCTACAGTAGATAGAACAAATACTATAGACTATACAAAGCGTTATCCCTCAGAAGAATTACATAGTGCAGTCAATGCATTTTTAGGTGCAATGAAGTTAAGCACTGATACAGCTAATTGGTATGTAAGTGAGATTGCCGTGCAACCAAAGAAATGGGGTTGGACAGCATGGAACAACAGTCATCTAAAGAAAAGAAAGTTTATAAGATTTATTTATAATAGAGGTACTGGAGTGACACATTGGGTTGGAGATGGGCAAATAAAGAAAATACCAGACCAACACCAAGGAAAAGACTGGACAGTATTAGCAGGTAGCATGGAGGGAACTCAATGGTTAGCAGATAGAAACACAGGGTTAGAACACCCTAGATTTGTATTTGAAATATCAATCCCTTCAAAGAACTTACACGAATGGGAAGCAGCAAAAGAGGTTATCCGAAATGTTCAGTAGGTTTTGGGAAATGTTACAGTGGCGAAGAGCCATGAACCAACACTCAGACTGGTTTGAAAAGCATGAACCAGCACAAGACAGATTTGAAGAAAATGAAGAATGGCTAGAAGAATTAGAAGATAGAGTAATAAAGTTAGAAGAAAATAGCCACCCATGTAAAGAACTCCACGAGTTTGATGCATACCCAGAATTAATTAATAGAATAAAACAATTAGAAGCAAGGGAGGAACTTGGAACCAAAGAGGTTAATAGCGAAAAACAGTAGTCCAATAACTACATATTTAATGACCAAAGAGGGTTTAGAAGAAACAACATCTAAACCTATGGATGCAGCGATACAGTTAATTTGTAGAGCAGTGAAACATGAGAGAGTTCAGAAACACCTTGCACAATCATTCAATAACAAAGGATTACTAGACCCAGTTATAGTGATACCCAACACATATCCTAACTGGTATCAGTCGCAAAGACAGGTAAAAGACCACCAACCGTGGCTAAAATCCTACCCCCTCCTCGCCTATACAGGCAATCAAAGATTAAGTTTAGCTAGAAAGTTAGGCTATGATACTATTACTTGTATTTTAGCAGAAAATGTGGAGTGGGCACATTCTTATCAACTAACATTGCAAGATGGAGTAATTAATAATGAAATTATTAGTGAGTAAGTATAAAACACATGACATTGTAGGACACATACCAGACTTTTTAACAGAAGAAGAGTGCGATAGTTTGTTTGAAATAAATAAGAATATGAAGTGGAAGTATGCTGCCACAAGATACTCAGGGTATAACAGTAAGATTAGAAAATGTAAAAAGAGAAGTAATGTAGAGTTCCCATTCTATGACAGACTAATAAAAGCTGTTAACTTATATAATGATAGGTCATATAACTTTCATTTACATCAAGAAAGAAAATGGCACGAAATAAACATGGTTAGATATGACGAAAAGGGAATGTTCTTTCGACCACATCGTGACCATAGACCTAGTTTACAAGCTATGTCTAGTAATACAGTACGAAAACTAAGTTTAAGTATACAATTGAGCCACTCTGAAGAATATGGTGGTGGTGACTTAGAAATTGTAGAAAGTTATACTGTTCCTGATGTATATATGGACAGTAATTTTCTACCAGATAGTATGAAAGTGAGAGAGAATTTTAGACATAGTTTCCCATCGATGAGAAAAAAGGGAAGTCTAACTATTTTCACTAGCATACACGAACATGAGAGCAAACCACTAGAGTGGGGCAAAAGAGATATAATAGTAGGATTTATGAGAGGTAAAGGTGCAACTTACTAAACAAGTAAAAGAAGTAGTTAATGGTATAGCTGATTATGGTATATACCAACATGAATATATGTTTCCATGGATGGACTCATTTTTATTTTATAGGAGAGACTCCAGAGATGACTATGAAACTTCAACACCTGAGTATCAAGATAATCGTGATGATTTTCTTGACTTCTTTCGTAAAGTAGGAAAACAATACAAAACTCCTCCTCTCTTTGATATCATGACAGCTAAACATTCAGGCAAGGGATTACATATTCCTAGTAAGGATGCGACTATAATATATGCATTGAAAGGAGATATAAGAATATTAGTTTCTGAAAACTTTTTAAGACTGCTACATACAGTAGCTATATATGATTACGATTTATATAATTATAAAAGTAGAAATATAAAATTGAATGTTATTGCAGAGGGCAGTATATTTGTTATAGGTAATAGATATGCACATTGTTTGCACATGGAAGAAGGACAGGAGGTATTGTATGCGAGATACAGTTAAACTATTTGTAGGAACAAGTGACCTTCATGATGATTTAGCACAAAAGATTTATTTGTATACAATACATAAAAATGCAACAATGCCTGTAGAAGTAGTATTCTTACGACCAAGTGACTTTCCAGGGTGGAATAGAAAAACTTGGGGCACTCCATTTACTTGTTATAGATATGCAGTTCCACATCTAATGGGATATAAAGGAAAAGCACTCTACACAGATACAGATATGATTAACTTTAGAGACATAGCTGCACTATATAATACAGACTTAGAAGGAAAAGCATTTGGAATGGTATGGGATGCATTACAAGATAATGGTAAAGCAGGAGCTCATATGGGATATCCAAGAGGTTTCTGGTGTGATAGTGTACTTTTGATAGATTGTGAGAAAGCAGAAGAGTTTGTAGACCCCATAGACGATATAATTAATTGGAATAAAAACTATTCTTATAAGTGGCAAGTCATGAAAAAATTAGGTAGTCCACATAAAGAAAAGACAAAAGAGTTAGTTCATATGTTAGACGCTAGATGGAATGTCTTTGATGGAACGAATCCCTCAGCAATACCTAGAGGGTATGATTTATGGAGTAAAACACCTCCTGCATGGGAAGATAAAGAAAATTTAGAGATGGATATGATTTGGCAATTACATTTAACAGCATTGAGTTACCAACCATGGCATCCAAAGTATACACCTCATGCAAAGGCTACTCATCCTAGACCTGACCTAATGAGAGAGTGGTGGAGGTTAGCAAAAATTGTCAATTCCCTTTGATAACTTAATTAACCCTATCTCTCGTGAAAGATTTTTAGACGAGTATAAAGGTAAAAAACATTTTATAATTAAGTCAAAAGATAATATATTTGAAAACCATTTTAGTTGGAAAGAATTTGACAACTATTTGAATCAAATAAATGTCGGTAGCTGGGACAGGACTCCCCAATTACAAATAGTATTACCAGATGGTAATAAGTGGTGTAAGAAGAAGTCCAAAAAGAAGTATAGTAGAGAACAGATATTAGATTTGTGGAACAGAGGAAGCAGTTTCATACTTACATTAAGTGAGTTCTTAAATGAAAGTATGTGGAAACAATGCCAAGAGTTTGAAAAAGTATATGGAATAGGTCAAGCTAATATATACTGTAGTAAGCGTAGGGATGCACATTGTTTTCCAATACATGCTGACTCCACGGACAATTTTTTATTTCATGTATCAGGCAAGATACGCTGGTACATTTATAAAGAGTTTAGTAAAGACCTTGGTCACGATAGATTGAAAGACGCTACAGTTGAAGAAGTTGTAGAACTAGACGAGGGTGATTTACTATATATCCCGAAAGGGAAATTTCATAGAGTTGATACTCTAAGTCCAAGATTATCTATCTCTTTTCACTTTCAGGAAGCAAAGCCTGGAAAGCCTTATCGCAGAAGGGAGTGGTATGACTGGAAACCATAGGAGATTACTATGGCAACAATTGAGAGTGATAACAGTAGAAATGAAGTTCAGATAGACTTAGATAAGTATATGAAGCTAGTCGATAAACTCGATGAAGCTGAAGACTTAATTGCTAAGATGAAAGAAGACCGTGCTCGAATGCAGCCCGGCAAGCGTAAGTTCATGGACTTATTCTTAGACCATAATGATATAAATGAAAAAGCTATCATTGGTTTTATTTCTTTCTTCTTAATGACAGTGTTCGGAATCTGTGACCTAGTCACAGCATTCATGGGACAAGACTTAGTCATATCCGATACTATTTATACTTCTTTCGTTATAGTAACATTAGGAGCATTTGGTATATCTGAGGCTGGTAAAGCCTTTGGAGGCAAATAAAAATAGTTCTTGACAACAGATAAAAATTTCTGTATAATATATATTATGGAAAATCAAGAAAGAAAGACAGTTCAAATGTGGAATTCAGATACCAAGTCCTTTGAGACATGGTATTGGGATGACTGTGAGTTTTGTGGACACTTAGTAGACCACATAACAGGTGAATGTCCGAAATATAAATGCTGGATATAAGATGAACTTATTTTACTTAGATAAAGACCTTGACAAGTCTGCACAATATCATGTTGACAAACATATTGTCAAAATGCCACTAGAGGCAGCACAACTTTTGTGTACTGCTGTGTGGGTAGACCAAGTTCTTGGTTTTGTGCCTCGTGCATTGAACAAAGAAGAGAGCAAGGTTCTAAATGAAGAAAAGGCAAAGATTAAACATTTGCCACTAGAGGAGAGACCAATCACTCCGTACTTGCCGATGATGTATAATCATCCCTGTACAATTTGGACTAGGTCTAGCCTCGACAACTTTGAGTGGGTGCACTGCTATGCAAATGCACTCAATGATGAGTATTATTATCGTTACGGTAAGTTGCACAAGTCAGTTATGGAAGTAGTAAATAAACTACCCGAGCCAAAGAATATGCCTCGTTTAGGCGAGACACCTTTCGGTATGGCAATGCCAGATGAGTTGAAAGACGAAGATGATGTTGTCGGTAGTTATCGTTTATACTACCATACTGACAAAGCGACCTTTGCCAAGTGGTCATATCGAGACAATCCCCATTGGTGGGATGAAGGTCTCGCATGGTATGACAAGAGAATAACAAGAACATGAAAAAAATAAAATCAGGAGTATATACTTTCTTTGTGCCTAGCAACTTACAAAGTACGGCACTAGAAGAATATTTAACATCAAGAATGAAGTTTCTTAAGCATCGTAGACAATTAATTATGAGAAAGTCTGATGGAACAGAAACTCATCTAGGAACAGGAGTAAGATTACATGGCAAAAGACATTCCTCTTGAAACGCTATTGGGCATAACTAAAGAGCCAGTTGAGACAATGTCTCATGCTGATATGCTTAGGCAAAATTTAAACAAACAGAAAGCTGAAGCTGAGGCAGAGATTGCTTTGCTTGAAGGTCAGCTAAACAATAAAAAAGAATACCTTGCAAAAATTGAAGGTGGATTAGATGTACTAGATGAACTACAAAAATGATTGTAGTTCAAGACAATTTTTATCCTAATCCTGAGGAAGTTAGAGAAAAAGCTCTACAAGAGTTTTTCTTTCCTGGGGTCAAGGGTAAACGAATTATGTTTCCAGGTCAAAGAACTATAAGTTCTTTTTCTAACGAAAACTTTGTATATGTAAAGAATAGATTAGAAAAAATCTTAAACAGAAAAATTATACACTTTGCAAAAAGAAATAGTAATACTGCCTTTACATTAGGACTAGAAACGAAAGAGTATAAAAATTGGGTACATCATGATTTCGCTAACTATACTGAAAAAACAACTAAACTTATGGATGGAGAAGCATGGGCAAGTGTGTGTTATCTAACACCAAATGCTCCTGTAACTCATGGAACAGGTTTATTTAGAGATAAAGAAAAACAATCAATACAGTGCAGGGATGATTTAAGAATTAGTATGGAAAGTTTCACAGGAACTTGGGAGCAGAAAGAAAACTCCTCTTGGGAACTACATACATATGTAGGTAATGTATATAATCGATTGGTTATGTATCCTGCAACATATTGGCATGCTCCATTCAACGCAGGTTGGGGGCATGATAAAGAAACAGGCAGACTGGTACAGGTTTGCTTTTTTAGCACAGAAAAACAATGAACAAATTTAACGAAGAAACAGCATTAAATATGTTGAATAACCATATTATTCAAACTTATAATAGTCATTATAGTATGGAAAAGATACAATCAACAGAGTTCGTATTTGACGCAGGTCATGGGGAAGGGTTTTGCTTAGGAAATATCATAAAGTATGCCCAACGATATGGCAAGAAGAATGGAAAGAACACAGATGATTTATTAAAAATTCTACATTATGCTGTAATGCTATTAGGGAAAGAAATTGAGAATCAAGAAACACGAAAACATAACGAAAGTTAATGTTGCAAAAGTAATCGGTCTATTAGAGGCTGAGAAACCTATAACTAAAAAGGAAGCATGTAGTATTCTGAATATTAGTTATAACACTACACGATTAGGCAATATCATCGACCAACATAAAGAAGATTTAATTCGTACTATGAAGATGAAAGCCAAGTTAAGAGGTACTCCTGCTACAGACGGAGATATAAAGTTTGTAGTTCAAGGGTATTTACAAGGTGATAATGTGTCTAACATAGCAAAGAGAATATATCGTTCTCCTGCTTTTGTAAAAGCCATTATCGAAAGAATCGGAGTTCCAATGAAGCTCCCAGAAAGCGACCATAAAGCAATAAGAGAAGCAATGCTACCAGACCAATGTATGTCTGAGAGCTTTGAAGAAGGAGAAATAGTATGGGCAATTCGAAAGAATTACCCAGCAAAAGTAATAAGAGAGATTAGTCCTCAGTGGCAAGTAGACCATGAGGGATATAATTGTCAAGGCGATATTACAAAAGCCTGTAATTATGAGGAGAAGTATGGAGCAAAAATGTATTTATTATACACTATTGAAACTACTGATCTGAGCGATACATTCTTTCCTCATTTACGATACGCAGGAAAATACACCCTTCAACTAGCTTATGATATAGGAAGCTTAAGGCATTTAGAAAAATATGGAGTCGACATATACAATATTTAATTACATACTGGCATTTTGGATGGCAGGAGTAGTTCTAGCATTTTGGCAATTGTACCTACCTTCTATGAAGTTGGTAAGAATTATGTCGCCTAATAATATGATACTACAATGGCAGTGGTTAACTGGAATAATATTTATATTATTTAGTCTTTTTTGCTTACCATTTTTAGTTCTTGTTTTACTAGATGACAAAAGAAAAGAACATTTTATGCGAGGGTTTGTCCCCGCACTTATAGGAGAAAAAGATGAGTAATTATAGAGAAAGATTAGTTAAAGCTCTCATAAAATTTTATGAGGGTGGTATAGAAGCACACAAAGTAAATATTGAAGTGCTACTAGGTTCTCATGTAGGACTTGCAGAACATGGCGATATTATAGAAACACTAGATGCAGAAGTAGAGAAACTATCTTCACTAGAAGATAAACTCGCAGTTCTTGTTAAGTATTTCAAATGAGAAAGACAGAAGTAGAAATACTAAAAGAGATGGTAGCTGAACAAACTAAACAGCTATATGAGTTGTATATACAAGTAGAGAAACTAAACAAGAAACTACAGGAACAAAATGTCCAGTCTAATACTAAAGGATAAAAAGAAAACCATAGGGGTAGTAAGAAATCCATATGAGAGAGCAGTTACTGAATACTTTTATGCTTTTAATTATATAGGCTTTGACAAGTGGTGTTTAAAGTTTCCTCTTGAAGCACAGACAAAACTTTATAAAGATTGCGACTACATTGTTAATTTTAGTGCTTGGAAAGATGAGTTGAAAGAACTCAACCTACATCCAAAAGATACATCAGTTTTAGAGGATGTTAAGATTGTAACAGATTGGAAAAGATGGTATACAATTAAGAGCAAAACTAATATAGCCGTACTATATAAGGATGATATAATGACCTACGGTCATAGCTTCTAAAAAATAGTTCTTGACTCATGCTTAAATTTCTTGTATAATATATTTATATTAAGGAAATAAGCAATGAGCGACAGGTTTTACACACAGATGCTAGAGACCACAGGTTGGTGCCCTGGTTATCGTAATACTTCCACTCTTGCCGAATACAAAACAAAATACACATTAAGGAAAAAAAGAAAAATGGCTTGGACAGACGAATTAAAAGCTCAAGCAGTAGAGATGTATACTGCAGAAGAACCAACTCCAGAAACAAGTATGGAGATTGTTAAAATGATTGCAGACGAATTAGGCGAGAGCCCAAATGGAGTTCGTATGATTTTGACAAAAGCAGAAGTTTATGTAAGAAAAACACCTGCTCCTAAATCTGGTGGAGGTTCGACAGGTGGCGGCAGAGTTAATGTAGCCGTTGCTCAAGAAACACTTACAAGTGCAATAAGCGATGCTGGTGAAGAGCCAGACGCAGCTATCATAGGCAGACTCACAGGGAAAGCTGCTATGTACTTTGCAACACTAATCAATAAACTAAACGATTAACTACCCCTGAGTGTGGGCAGTCTACGGACTGTCCGCATATTTTTGCATCTATAAAAAGAAGCTCGAAACAACCAAACCATTGTTGGGACGCTAATAGATATTAACTACCCACAAGGATACGGATGAAGAAAGACGATTTTACTAAAACAGTAACGGATGCAGGTGATGCAATAATTACCTACCGAAGTCAAAACAGTCGCAGACTGAAGTATAATGTCTGCACTATGGATTTTGATAACAAATACATACAAACTAAAAAGAACAGGGCGAAACCAAATAAAACTCAAATGTTATTATTTTGTTGGGACACTGATTCTTTTAGATTATTGCAACCATCAAATGTAACTTCTATTGTGCCTCTAGCAAGGATATTGAAAAATGATAGAAATACATGAAGCACCCCCTGTTTACGAAAGGGAAATACACTATAACCAAGACAAGAATGAAAAAGTTTTCGTTATGGTCAATACTTTTCGTGGAGAGGAATACTTACACATAAGAAAATATTACCAAGACTTTGATGAACAATGGAAACCTACAAAGAATGGTATAGCAATTAAGATGGATTTTGATAATACTCGTGGTTTATTCGATGCCTTAGTAGAAATCCTTTCCATATCTGAAGTAAAAGATGTTCTGTCAACTCATTTCAAAGAGACTCTAGACAACATCTATCAAAAATAGTTCTTGACACAATCCCGAAAATCGGATATAATATACATATGAATAAACAACTAGAAGCATATTTACGCATATGCAATCAAGCATATGTAGAGGGCAACCCTCTTATCCCAGATGAAGTTTATGACCGACTTGTTGAAAATACACAGTTGGAAAATGAAGTCGGGAGCAAGGTCAACGAGCAAAGGTACACACATCCGTATCAAATGTACTCACTCCAAAAAGTATTTATAGGCGAAACCAAAGAGCCAGATTGGACAGGTAAACACGCCCATATTATGACGACCAAGTTAGACGGTGCCGCTGTTTCTTTGACATATATAGACGGGAAGCTACATCAAGCACTTACTAGGGGAGATGGTAAACAAGGACTAGACATTACTAATAAGATGTCCTTTCTTGTGCCTAACGATATTTCTATCGAAGGACTAGTCCAGATCACAGGAGAGATTGTAGCTCCCAAGTCTATACCTAATGCAAGAAACTATGCCTCTGGTGCATTGAATTTAAAAGATGTAGAAGAGTTTAAAAGTCGTGATTTGACTTTTGTATCTTATGGTATTCAACCTTGTCTTTCAGACAGTTGGGTAAAAGATATGAAAGTGTTATCTGACAAAGGTTTCGAGTCTATCACATTAAGTGATTACTCGTTGTTCCCAAATGATGGTAAAGTTGTAAGAGTCGACTCTAACAGTAAATTTGAATCGTTAGGCTACACATCACACCATCCCCGTGGAGCGTTTGCAATAAAAACTAGACAAGCAGGAGTAGTAACAGAACTACTTGATGTCGATTGGCAAGTAGGTAAGTCAGGAGCAGTTTCTCCTGTCGCTATATTATCTCCTTGTATTATCGGCGATGCGATAGTTTCAAGAGCAACCTTACATAACATTGGATATATCGAAGCACTAGATTTAAAAATCGGGTGTGATGTAGAAGTTATCCGAAGTGGAGAAATAATACCTCGAGTTGTACGGCGAGTATGATTAATGTAGATTATTTAAGGTCATGGGGCAAGACTCCACAAATGAATGGATTAGGTTTTATTTGGTTAAATAGAACAGCTAATGAAAGATGGAACTTTTATCATCCAACTCTTACTCCAGTAGTAGTAGATGAATACCATAACCATAGAAGTACTTTTAGAAGTGTGGTTATGCAAGGTAAATTATTTAATAAGAGAGGAGTAGTTGTACATGGAAATCAGGTTATGAGAAACATAGATTGTATCACTTACTTGAAGAAGGGTAAAACCCCTGACTTTCCTTATGTACAGCAGGGAGTAGCAATACTAGAAGGAGAAACTGAACAATATAATGTTGGAGACATTTATGAAATGCGTTCAACTGAAATGCATAAAGTGTGGGTAGAAGAACCTACAATAACAAAACTAACTCGTATGCCAGGCGATACATTAGGATTAGCAGTATATGATAAAGATAAACAACCTGTGTGTCCCATAGCGGACTTTGTGACACCAGAAGATAAATGTTGGGAGATAATAGAACAAATATGTCAATAATAACAGTAGTAAAACATTACGATGAACTAACAGCTAATGAATTATATAGAATAATTCAGTTAAGAATACAAGGCTTTATAGTAAGAAACAAAGTATGTTATCAAGACTTAGAAGCACACTATGATAAAAATAGTTATTGGTGTATGAACTATGATACAGTACTAGGATTAGAGCCACAGAATATGGTAGGAACTATATCATGGTGTTTAAATAAAGTATTTGTAGGAGATGATGGCAGAGAGTATCGATACCCAGCAGCCCGTAGACAGGCATGTATGGATGAATATAAAGGCGGAATGTCAGTATATGATTTCAAACAAGGTGGCAAGTTCTTAAGTAAAAAACTAGGGTCACCTCATAGAATGTTAGAAATAACTTATGAACCAGGCAGACAAGTCTTTTTAGACTTAGGTTGCAGAGAAGTAGGAACAAACATAGACCCAGCAGGTAGAAAGAATTGGGTATTTGTCATGGACGAAATGTCAAGTGGATGGGCAAATGAAACAACCAGGACTGATTAATATAGATGTAACAGGACTTTGTAATAAGACTTGTAATTATTGTCCACGAAGTGAAGGTTATCCTAATCAGAAAGAGTATATGTCTTTCGATATGTTTAAAAAGTTTGTATTAGATTTAGATACATATACAGGAATAGTATGTTTCAC